AATCAATTTCATCGATACACAAAACGGCACCTTGACGAGCAGCCGTTGTAACAGGACCATCACGCCATTCCATATTGCCGTTAATCAATACATAGTTACCAAGTAAATCACCTTCATCAGTTTCAGGTGTCATGGAGATACAAATAAATTTACGTTTAGCCTTAGCACATGCCTGTTCAATAGACATTGTTTTGCCGTTGCCAGAATGACCTGTAACAAATACAGGAAAGAATTGTTGTGACTTTACAATAGAAACAATATCTTCAAAGTCACCGAATGGTACATAATTTTTGTACACAGAAGGAACTAAATTAGTAGAATCTAAATCTGTAGCGATGTTAGAAATTTTACTTGAAGATTTATCTACAGGTTTAATCATAGGTATAACTTGAGCTTGTAAAGCAATTGTTGAAGAAGGAACACGATACATTCCTCGAGCAACTCGGTTTGATTCATCTTTGGTGAACCATTGGGCACTACGGATGCCCATTTGCTGACATAGTTGTTTAATTTCAGTTCGACTTACTTCGGACTTGCCGAGCGCTTGTAGATTAGAAATAAACTTTTCACGAATTTCAACACGATTTGACATAATATAAAACGACCTTTGTTAATCAGATGGTACCATTATAACACAACTACAACAGGAGTCAAGCCCCCTGTTGTTTTTATGCAACACTTATACAGCAATACCTTGAATGAATTTAGAGACTAAAACACGGTTCACTTGTTTACCGCGGTTGAATTTCATAAACGCATTTTTCAATTTACTAGCTGTAACTTTTCCTTCAATTTCAATTTCTTCTTTATCAACAACAAGATTGTCACCACCAGCAATCATAAAGAAACTGGTATAATTTTTCTTGTGTGAGACAATGAATTTTTCACTTCGAAACTTACTTTGAATTTTCTTGCCGAGGTCGTAACCAGCAATTCGATCCGTGTTTTGAACTTCACGAATTGTAAGCCCATTTTCATTAACATACATTCTTTCGATTGCATGTTTTGCCCGACCCTCAATAATATAAAACCCAAACACTTTAGCGTTGGTAGTTTTATTAAACCAATTTAAAACAGTTTCAAATGTAGAACATGACATTTTCGAATCGATTATCTGTTCTTCATATTGGAACTTCTTATCACGGAGAATAACATTCACATATGAAGGATGATATGAATTGTATTTACCTTCACTATCTAAGTATGAATTATTACTGTCAGCATCACCGTCATGTACAATTACTAGATTGGTAAGATCCAGATTATTAACTTTCTTAAAGTTTAGCATAATATCACGACAAACAATAATTGCTTGTGTTAGTGGTGTATTGGATAAACTCTCACTTCTTGGCCGAGAAACTAGGCGACTATGACGATTACCCATATATGATATTTTCAACAAGATCATATTACGCAAAGCTTTTGTAAACTCAGAGTTTGACATTTTGTGATTTAGATATTCACGCAATTGAACATTGGATAAATTCAAAGAATTATTAGATGTTACAAAAGAATTTCTTACTAGATTCTCACTTATCAAAGATGGTGGTGTGTATACCATGTTTCTATCCATGTACCAAGTATTAGAATCATCAGTAAACCCATACACATGGAATGGAATATTTACTTTACGGCAGAACAAAGAAAGAATCAAAATCTGTTCAATTGAACCAGGCATGTTGTCAGACATAGAACCAGAACAATCAAGCAACAAAATTAAACCATGTGATTTGCCTTTTGGCACTAACATTACTTTGCGGAAAATGTTATCATCAAATTGATATGATGAAAGTTTGTTTACATCAATATCACCAGTATCGGACAGTTTAGATTTACTAAATGCCTTGGCAGCTTTACGCATTTCAAACTCTTTGGCAAGTAATGAAATGTAACGATCATTCTTATTACGAAAGTCTTTTACATACTCATTAATTTTTGCATAATTCAAACGACCTTCTTGAATATCTTCCATGTAATGTTTACTAATCAATTCTTGCACCCGTTTTGCAGGTGTAATACAATTGGCCGCAATTACTTTAGGCACTTCAAGATAAACATATTCTTTACATTTATTATCCAATAGGATTGTTTCATTGTTTCTAAAGTTATCATCTGTTTCACAAACTGGATCAAAGTCTTCAACTGAAGATTCTGATTCTACAGATTGTTTATTATGATTGATTTTTTCAGAATTATTGGAATCGCTAGAGTCATCATAATCATCATCGGAATCTGAAGAAGATTCACTATCTTCATTCAATTCATCATCATCGAAATAATCATCCGATTCTTCATAATCACCATCTGCATCTTCTTCAAAATTAAAATCATTATCTAATTCTTTTTGCATTTCGAATTGTTCTTCTTTTGAGTATCCGTAAACTTCATCAGTAACACGGAGAGTATCTTCCCATGTTTCAATCATTTGAATTTTACCAATCAATGCCATTTCTTCTTGCGAAAAAGAAATAGGTTGAGTGTATTGGCTTTTAGTAAAGATATTCAAGCGTTCAATGAAAGCAAGCCCATTGATTTCACGACCTTTAAGACCGAAAAAATCACGGACATTTAATTCAGTATATGCTTTACGGAATGATGTTTTGAGTCCTGGATATTTACGAATTACTTTTTTCTCAATTCGAGCATCTTCAACGACATTCAAAAACGATTTATAATTTCTGCCTTTGCTAGTATCAACGGCAACATCATGCCAACCTTCCGCAGGTGTATAAAGGGCATGACCGACTTCATGGCCGCCAAGCAAATCATACATGCAACCAGACATATCTTTCCAGATTGGAAGATATAGAATACGATTCTTAGGATCAAATTTGGCAGTTTGAATTTTTTGATGTTGAATCGTAATATTCTCATTTGCCATTAATTTAGCAAGTTGAGATTTTTGTTCTACTGTAAAAGCAGTCATAGATAGTCCTAATCAATTTATAGGTCCATTATATATCAACTTAGACGGCAAGTCAAGCCCCTATGGGGTATTGTTGCTTTTAGGCAACAGTAGTACTAAAGTATTACTTTTTAGGTTTGTAGAAAATGAATATAGGTTCATACTTGAGCCACATACCATTTACTTTACAGAAATTCTTTGCCTTCGGTAGACCTGTTTCTGTATCTACACGATTACCACCTGGCATTTGTGCCAAAGACATTTTGATTTTGCCTTTGTATTCCATACCGAGAGAAGTTAGAATGTCCATTGAGTCTTGTTCAAGAGGTAACATCTCACCACCGAATACAGCATCAGCAATATTCCATAACAAGTATCTGTCATCTCTTAACCATTCAACGGCTGTTTCTAAAGTCTTGCGTAGAAATCCTTCTTTCCAAGAATCATATTGAGAAAACTTCTTATAAGATTGTTCGGCATCTTCAGAGTAAGCTTCTTTCGCAAAGTATGGAGGTGAAGTAAATACTAAATCTAGTTTACCTTTATACTTTTGAAATGATTCTATGTTGTGAATTTCTTCTGAACCAGATTGATAGATTTCATATGTGTGTGTCTTTGGAAACAAACCAGTTGCCCGATATGTTTTTGTATTGAAGAAATCAGCAAACTCATGGTACTTCGTTCTATTATTTTCTGTACTGTGATCTTTATTTGGATCGGTGCCAATGTAATGAATGTTTCTCTCATCATCAATAGAAAGAGCACCAAGTAATCTACCACCCCAGCCAGAAGATGGATCGTATAGATTAATTTGTTCTTGTGATTTAAAATGTTCTGTATATCTTTCATACAAAAACTTTGCAGTCAATGGAGGAAAGTTAACTGCATATTGACAGAATGAAACACGGAAGGCTTTTAGACCAACTGGAAATACTTTCTGATTCTTTTTAAACAAACGAATACGGAACAGTTGTGCATCTTTGTGTTCGATGTTTGTAATAGAATTAGCAGGAACATTTAACTTCAATAAATCATCTTTACTAATTTGTAAATAGGTTTGATTCTTCAAGTCTTCATTGTAACCAGTATACTCATTATCTGCATTCGTTGGTTCTAACCAATAGTCATGTGTATCATACGCACGAGCATTAGTTTCAAACCAAGCAATAAAGTCTTCTGCTGATTTTGCAATGTATCTGTAACTACCAATATCATCAATCAATTGATTAGCTTTAATAGGCGTAGAGTGATGATAGAACGAATCTCTTTTGAAATGTCGTGATGCATATGTTACAAACGTGTCTAACAATTCTTCTTTTGCAAAGAAGTCATAGATTGATTTGCCTTTGTTTACATCTTTGGTATAGTTGATGCGTGTCTTCATCATGGTTGGAAACCATTGGTTAACTGCATTACCAACATTTGATGTATTACGAATCACATCTTTCTCACCAGTCAATTCATCTTCAACAAGAAACTTACGAACAGGAAAAGAAGTCATCTCATTAAACTGGTCAATGATTTCTAGTTCATTGTAACCAACTCTTGGCGGTTGACCTTTTTCATCCCACAAACGAACAACTTCAGCTCTCATGTCAATCACCCATTGGCGAAATTCATCTTTGGTCATCCAAAGTAGTTCTTCGAATTTCTTATTAACAGTAGACTCTAAGAGTTCTGTATTCTTTTCATAAAAATAATTCATTATATCTCATATTTGTAAACAGTACCAGGTATTGTACCTGATGCCCAATCAATCGAACCAACTTCTTTCATTCCATTCTTGACATAGAATGATCTGGCTCTATCGTTAGATGATCTCACAGTCAACCACACATTCGTATTTACTTCTTCGAAAAACTTGTTAAGTACTTTAGAAGCATTACCGGCACCTTGAGATAAGGTAACAATCTGTCCAATGTGAGCATCACCTCTCACAGCTTCCATATTGCCGATCTTCTGTTTCTTTTTATAAACACCGAATATGATTACGACACCATCTTCAATTATAACATTGTTCGCTTCGATTTTGCGGCAAATATAATCTTGTCTGATATGAGGAAAGTATGCCTTCGCATAAGGGGCAAATATAGATTTAATCGTATCTAAATCGGCAATAGTTGCTAGATTCATTTTTTGGCCATTCTTGTATGTTTCTTGATTCTTTTTTGTTGTTTTTCTTTTGCTATTTTT